TGCCGCGTACAGCAACTTTCAGCCCACGTTCATCTGTAAAGCCTGCAATATCAATCAACATCTGCTCAAGAGAAGTTTCGTTGAGGTCAGCGGCTGTTGCCAAAATGTTTGATTGATTGCCTGACAGTGATGGGTGTGCGTTAGAACAAAGAGCTGCACCGTCACCAATTGGTGAGCCTGTGCTAAATGCATTGTTCAAGATAGACGCAGCTTTAATTTGCTTTGTCTGAGCCATTGAACGAGCAAGAGCTTTTGTATAACGAGATGCAAGGCGGTCATACAGATTATCCTCAATAGCTTCTTCAGTGATTGAAAAAGCAAGAGCAATAGTCTCATGTGTATAACGTGCTGTGTAAGTTTCCTGTGCATCATCAAATGTGACGGCAGTGCCCTCACCTTTGACAGGTGCTGTAGAGAACCCACCAAGCATCACTTCCTCTTCAAACGCCCGATCAGAGGTTTCTTCTTCAAAAATCTCTGCATGTTCGTTTTCATAGCGGGTGTATTCCAGACCGAACAGTGCGTTCAAACCTGGCTCTAGCTCTTTAGCTAGTTGTGCGCGAGAAATAGCCATTATCTATGTCCCCCTTATATGCCAGTGCTTGCCGCTGTAGTCTGAGAATCAGAGCTAGAGCATGGAGCATTATGGTGGAAGTTAAAGCGAACTATATAGTTCACTCCTGCCGCATCAAAATCAAGATTTGCGTCATCACCTGTAAGGCCAACAACACGCATGATTAAGGTGGCTGTGGTTGCAACTGTTGAAATATCCATTTCGGCAGTAGAACGACCAGTTGCGGTTGAACCAGAAGTTCCGTTTGCCAAAGAGACATTAGCAAAGATGTTTGTCAGAGCAGTTGCACGATCAGTTGAAGTGCCGTCTGCGGCGATCATAAACAACTGATTAGGGTTGTCTGCTACAAAAGCTTTCACAGGAAAGTTTGTATCGACGCTTACATTATTGGACCCAGGCCAATAGTTTTTGAAAACAGTCTTCTTAGAAGTGCTGTCTACATATTCAACGCCCATCAAGACCCCAAGGGCTGGTACTGTACCACCGTTTGCCGCACCAACAATGTCAATAACCCCCGCAGCCAGTGGAATCACTGGCGAGTTTTGGAAGATTGCATTGGTGTTGTTCGATGCGATCTCGTATTGAGTCACACCAGTAGTGTTTGCACCTGCACCTGTTAAGCCAATTGGACGCAGACCAAAAGCAGTATCTTGGTTTGCCATTTTTTTCTCCAATCAGGTCCTAATTTTTAGGACCGCCAAAGGTTACACGCGACTGACGATCGGCATTGCCGATCCTCATCGTAGAGTGAGAATTTTCTCTCATCATATCGTGGTCCACGGCATCCATCTGGTCTTTAGTCCTACCATCAAAGTAGGCTTTCCTTTCGGCTACCGTTTCTAACGGAATACGAGCGAGAACTAATCCGCCAACTCCAAACACACCAGCATATTTACCTGATTCAACGACGGGTGCCTCGAAATCCGGGTACTCATCTTGGCGGACCAGTTCGTATCCTTCGCGCAGACGAGCAGAAATGTTTTTCGTATCGTCAAATCCACGAACTTCGGCCCTGACCCAACGATGTTTGTATCCATCGGGCGCAGGTGGTGCGTCTAGCATAGACGGGGGAGCCCAAGGCTTACGCCGTGTCTCTTTCTCCCTTGTCTGACTAGCACGAGAGCTACGATCAACGCCTACGTTCTTTGTAACTTGAATTTCAGCCATCACTAGCTCCTTCCTAGTAATTCAACTTGCCTTGCGTAATCCTCAAGAGAAACTCCTAATTTTTTTGCAATAGCAACTTGAGATGGGGTCAAACTGACCTTCTTGAGTCCAGATTTGTTAGCAGTCCTAGATGCAGAAGCAACCGTCTGAACGGGTCGATTACTCTGTGACTGATTTGTGTCAAACTTATGCGGAAACTCCGTTTTCATTCGTTTGTCTAATTCATTATAATACTCATCTGAGCTGGGGTCAAACCCTTCCTGCTCCACAAGCTGTCTATGAATACCAAAAGCCGCATATGTCATGGTATTGTCTGAACCAAACCATTCATTTCTGTTTGCCCATTCCTCTGCTTTTGGATCAGCAGGTCGGGGTGCAGCTTGCTGTTGCTGGGCAGGCTGCTCTTGAACGGGCTGCTCTTGGCGGCGTTTTTGTACTGCTTGAGCGTTTTCAGCCTTGTCCGCAGAAACGGCAAGTTTTGCTAACTTTTCTTGCGCTTCTACTGCAGCAGTGCTGTCCCCGACAGACAATGCTTGGCTTAAATCATTTTTGACCTGCGCGATTTCTGCTTCAACTCTATTAGAAAATTCTCTAACAAACCCTTGGTCTAGATTTTGCAATCTAGCTTTTGTTTCTTCTAATTCTTTTTTCACGCCTTGTGCATACTGAAGTGCATCTTGTTCACGACGCTCAGCTTCTCTGCGAAGTTTTGTCAGACGATCAATACGCTTTTTAGAATCTGAGACGGGCTTCTCTTGTTGCTCTTCTGCAGCCGCTTGTTCTACTACCTCAACAGCTTCGTCTGAAGTTGAAGCATCTACTTCTACCTCAACGGCCTCTTCTCTTGGCTCAATTGCTAAAGCTTCCTCTGCTTGTTTGTTTTCTTGATTTTCCATGATGCTCCTCAAACGTGTAAAATGTCTTCAGGGTCAGATATCTTAGCAAGAATTTCATCATCATTAAGTATCCGAACCTCGCCACCTTCAATCTTAAAGCGAGAACCCGCATATCTTGCGAAAATAACCCAATCCCCTTTATTACACCAAGTGCCCAAAGGAAATTTGTCTTTATCTTCGTAAGCAAGAGGACCTACTTTAAGTACATAACCCACCTGAGTGGATATTTCTTGATTTGCTAATATCTGGTCTGGAAGCAAAACGCCTCCTTCAGTTTTACCTTTACCCTTGTAAGGGAGAACCAAGATACGCCAGCCTGTAGGATCTGGCATTCTATCTAATAGCGATTTATCAATTTTTGAAGGGTCGAGCACACGTTCTGAGGGATGTACCCAGGGGGAGGACGGTTTGTCTTCATTTGTAGCTTTGACTGCATCAGTCATCTATTAGCTCCTGTTTCTCTAGCAGGCTCTTGAGTTCCTGTTCAACATATTGCAGGCCATCAATGTTTCCCATTAACTGCCTGTAGTGCTCCATATCTTTCACTTCATTATTAACCAAAACATCCACAATGTTTTCTTTGCGGTCTCTAATAAGTTTCAATATGAATTGTGCGAGAGTTATCTCATCCATATGAGATATTTACTATTTTTTCCTAAACTTGTCTACTCCTTTGATACCCAAAGCTGCGGATATTGTAAGAAAAACTAGATATGTATACCACTCTGGTAATTCATTAAGACGGTCAAAACCATTTTTTACAATCTGTTCCATGCCTGGAATGAAAACAAGTATTAACGGAATGAGTATAATCACCGTAACTATTTCATCCTTGATGGACGATTTTGTGGACTCAGCCATAATCAACTCCCACTTCGAATCGTGGGTAGCTGCAGTTTTCATTATTTCAGCTTTTGCTTCCGCCTCAGTTTGTGCAAGAGTTGCTTTCGCCTTTTGCTTGGATACTTGCCCCTCAACAAATGAGCCTGCCAATGATGCAATAGGACCAATAAGAGCCTGAAACATGGTTTACTCCTCAATAAAATCTAGGATTTCTCCGTTTAATATCATAACTTTAAGTTCTTTACATGACCACTTTTGGTCAAAATTGTTGGTGTGGCCTACATTACGTTTTATCTTTCGGCGCACAGAAAGGCACTCACCAAGTGACTTGTATGGGGTATATTCTACTTTCTCCCCGCCCATAACCAGCAATAAAACAAAAGTTAACTCAACCACCGTTTCGTATCTTTTCTAAATTTTCTTCTATTGTCGTTATTCTTTTTTCGTAAAACTCTAATGTCAACTTCTGTTGTTGATCATAGGGAGCTTTACCGTCTTCTATTTGAGATTGAAGTTTTTCAAATTCTAAAGCTAAGTGCTCTATTAGCATAAATTGCTCAGAATCAGCCGGGAGCGAGCCCATCTCTCCTCTAGGCCATTTAATTCTAAACTCTGTGTTGTGTTCAACATCAGATTCCATCATTGTGATGTTTGTTTCTATCTGATTAAGCCGCTCTATAATGCCGAAATATGCCCAAGTAGCAAGAGACGCTGCTGCAACCATAGATATGATGTTGCGTAACGGTAGTGCTACCTCAGTATTTTCATTCAACTTCGCTGGCATTTACTTCTCTGAATTGAGCCACACCGCCAGACTGCCTGTCATAGCCCCCGTGACGACCGATATTAGCGA